TTCGTAATGCTTCGGTATACGGATGCGTCACCCACTCTCGGAAGAATTCGTTGAACGCCGACACCGAAATGTCGTTGATCAACGGTCCTCCGTCCGTGAGATAAGAAGAGATAAACTTGTACCCCTTCTTAGCCCGGAGTCCGTCTCCTCGGTTATCCTCACCTTTCTTCAGCGGGCGATATTCGCCTACAGAATAATTGTATAAGGAACCGAACGGTAAAAGGGCTTCAAACCGCGTTACCTTCTTTATTAAGGCCTGTAAGATCACTTCCCAAAGATGGTAGGCAGCAGCCCACCATGATTGAGGGTGTCTTACCTTCCCTCCTGGGCCAACGGCAGTAAGCCATGTCTGCAGAGACATCGACCACACGCCTCCAGGACGGTGCAAGAACGCCGATAAACGACCGCAACGATTGCCTAATGCAAACCCAACTGGCAGTTGAGCCAACACTCGGTAACCGAAGCCCGCGAAGCGCGCTACAGACGCTAATCTAAGTTTACCAAACTTTAGATTCTTCCTTACTAACTCTTCTAGAGACCCCAGATGGCTTTGGGCCACTGAGACCTCCATTAGAGAAATTGGGGAAACGTCTGTCCCACGGACGTAAGTTCGCTTAGCGAACTCTAGAGTTAGGTTATTAGAAACCAAGCTTTTGGCAAGCCCGATCTCAACTCCAATCAACTCCATTATCCGCAGGTACTCCTGAGCAACGTCTTTGTCAGCAATGACAATATCGTCGCCAAGTACCGCGTACCACACGAACCACTCTCGTACACGCTTCACTCGGAAAGCCGCTAATTGCACGATCGCATGATGCGTCATCGCGAGCATAGCCCACGATGAATAAGCACCCATAGGTTGTCCAACAGCGTACCGGACCGAGTCGAAACCCAAGTTATAGCTTCTCGCTATACGAGGGAGCCGATACGACCGACCCACTAGGAGGTCAACCCATAGTCTAGATAACTCTGACCCCATTACTTGTTCCAAGATCATCTCTTGAAGAGCCACCGGCAACCGATCGGTTGCCGCTGACAAATCGTAAGATGCTACAAACGTCTTATTAGTATCCTGCATTCTCTTGATCAATCGCTCCACAGGAGCAATCTGATCGAAGGTTCCGTCGGTACTAAGCGGCCGTAGTCTTGAGAACAACCACTTATGCAATGGTAGCATAAGTGCTTGAGTCAGAATATCCACCATGGCAAATACCCGGATTTTCCCGGGTTCCTCCTTAAATCCAACTTTTCCGAGGGTCGTTACCGACCACCAGACCGAGAACAGACTTGACGTTACCGGGATTCCCCAATTGATGTGCCCTTTCAGGAACATCAACGGAGTCACCTTTGGGCCTTTCTGCTCCCTGAGATGGTCCTCAATCCTTTTCACAAAGGGTTTGAGGCCCCAAATCATCTCTAACCCATCGACCGCTTTCAACCAAGCGAAAACTTTCGCAAGGTATCGAGGTTCGAGCGCCCACCGGACTAAGTCCAGTGGGAAAGCTGCAACACTCGCGAGTCCACCCGAGTTGGGTGAGCTCTTTCGAATGTTTGGAATTAGATAAGGTGTTAGGTCCTTTGAAGGAACCACCTTCCATGACAGACCAGACGCAATCTGACCTGCTTCAAGAAAGTTGGGGATCCACTCTCGCCACTCTAACCAAAACGAAGAAGGAATTTCCTTCCCCGGATTAGTTATTGTTTTGAGTTTTAGACTACCCTTGAACTCGACTACCCGGTATAACCCGAATAGGGAGAGCCAGAGTCGAATAGTGGGTACGTCCCCCTGCAAAGCAAGAAGACGCTGCTGCGGATTCATAATCCGCGGCACCCCCCGTGATGTCCTAGATACGTTGCACCCAAGATCCCACGGCGCCGGTATCTTGAAACCTCCTATGCTCTGCTGTAGCAGAACATAGCAAGCTTTTAGATACTTAGCAAGTCCCTTGGGACCTTGAGCTGCGTGCAGTTTCACTGCATTTCCGGCAAAACCATATACGATTTTCACGGTTGAAACACTAAGATTACCATAGATTAACGGAACAATGCGAAGCATCATAACCGCTAATTTTACTCTGGATTTTACACCAGAGGACCAATTAGAGTTAGCGCTAACCAAACGGTTATATAATTGTTTTATGTTTTTCATAATTCGATTATTATAATTCGTTTAAATTAGGGATCCCCTAACCTTCGGTTCCCCATTTCCTCCTCGGAGGAGTGGGCCGCAGGTCGGCTTAGCAGCCTAGCAATCACCGTTAGGAGTAAGGTAACCGTTACCGGCCCTCCTCTTTATCGGGTAAAAGTGTTTCGAAACCGCGTGCAATCGCACATATGGTAAGCCCCTCCTCTTTCGAGGAATTTTCCCTCTTGGTTCGTAACCGAAGTTACTACTTCATTTAGGTTCTACAACTTGCGTTGCAACTCACCAGAAATGCTTTGACTCACGCTGGCACGAAATTCGCCTTAAGAAGTCAAGTTCCCCTTCTATCTACGGTAACCGGAATTACCAACCGGTTCCCTTGACCTTCCCGAGACATCCTTCACCATTACGGCTCCAGACGTATTAAACACCCCTATTTCTAGGAGTATCATAGTCTCGTTTCCAGACCTGGCCTGGCCCCCTGTTAAGGGGAAGCGAATGCTATTGAAGCACTCCGACGTACCTTAAGAACCACATGAGCAGCTCGCGCTTGGTTACCCTTACGCTCACTGAACACATAAGTTCCGCCGGCACTAGGGAGTCAACGACTCTCTCGTCGCCGTGACCGAGTATTTCTCTCGG